TAAGGCATCTCAGATGTACATTGACTTGTTCGAAGATATTGGTGATCGTCATTGCGAAGTTCATCTTGACATTAACCCTGATGAAATGCATGGATCTTCTTGCGTAATTCAACAGGCTACTGGCTATATTCGTGGTATGTGTGGGTTTGCACCCAAAGTGAAGCCAGAAGCTTTTGCAGCCTCATACGCTGCTGATCGACTCAAGGAGATCCTTTCATAATGAGTATTTTTTTGAAAACAACAGTTAGTATATGCGAGTATTGTTATTCGCATATACCTGCCAACCTTATAGAAGAAGAAAATAGTATTTGGATTACAAAAACTTGTAATTGTAATAACCAAACTATGAAGTATCTTGTCGAGAGCGATGCTACGTTTTATCGTGCCTTGAAGAAAACTCCTTTAGAATTGTACAATTTTAATATAATTCTTTTCGAGGTCACAGATAGATGTAATTTAACATGCCCTCATTGCTATCACCTACCGAATAATAAAGCAAAAGACAAACCAATAGAAGATATTTTTAAAGAAGTCGATCAATTCCCAAAAGCTATTTCTTATATGTTAGCTGGTGCTGAACCCACTGTAAGAAAAGATATTGTCGATGTAGTTGATGTTATGTCAAAAAGATATTCTCCTATTATTAGCATGTTAACTAATGGTGTACTATTTCATAAAGAAAAATTCGTAAAAGATCTCAAAAATGCTGGTTTGAGATATGTTGCTATCGGTCTAAATCATGAATCTTATCAAGGAAAAGAGGTTCATGATAAACAGATTCAAGGTATTTTAAACATAGCAAAACATGGTATACAAAGTGCATACATAGGCTACACTGTTGAAAATTGGGATCATTTGTCTAGTATCATTTATGAAGCTCAATATTTGGCTCCTTATACACAAATGATAAGGATTCGTATGGGTTCTGATATTGGTAGATCTCCTGGCGAAGGACATAAAACTCTTAGTCAGTTAATTAAAATTGTTGCGTTTTTATCCAATAAGATGGGTCTACCGTTTAAATTTCTAGAGGCAGACAATAATATATATCATGTAATGGTTCAGGTCGGCGATGCTAAAATTAGACTCATTCAGTGGCCAGATATAAAAAATATAGTTATGGATGAATTGAAATCAGGACCTTGGTGTCGTTTTTACGATGGACCAATAACTAATTTTGTTCATCAAGTTATAACAAGAGATATATATGTGAACAAAGGTATAAAAGCTCCTGACATTTGCCCAGAAGTTTATCATTATAACGCAGCAATCATTGCTTAATAATAAGTCCCTATAGCACAATTGGTCAGTGCCATTCGCTCATAACGGATCGGTTCCAGGTTCGAGTCCTGGTGGGGACACCAATTATTTTGCTAGGAAAAATTATGAAAAACATGAAAGGAAATTGTAATGGCACATCCGCATAAGAATCGTCCTCGTAAGGGTCGTCGAAAAATTGGTTCAAAGAAGCGTAGACAGCGTAACAACCGTAAGAAGAAGTGAAACTACTAGTAACCTTATTTGCCCTGATACTTTCAACTAGCGCTGTTGCTGCTGATAAGTATCAGGGCAAAGCGTCTTGGTACAAAGCTGGTAAGAAAACAGCTCAAGGTAAAAAATTCGACCCAACTAAATATTCGGTAGCGCATCGTACTCTCCCTTTCGGTACAATGTTAAGATTAACGAATGTAAAAAACGGTAACACTATTGATGCCGTTGTCAACGATAGAGGACCATTCGTTAGAACAAGAGAACTAGATGTTTCAAGTAGTGCAGCTCAAGCATTGGGATTTTTTCATAGTGGCACAGCGAAACTAGTAATCGAAGTTCTTGACAGGAGAAAATAATGTCTAAGGTATTTTTAGCAGCTATTATAGCGATAGGTTTATGTTCAGCACCAAATATTGTTGATGCAAAACCAGCGACAACACACCAAGTGAAAAAGCATAAGCATGTAAAGAAAAAGAAAGCTGCGATTGTAGCGCCAGCTCATAATCCATTTTTGCGTTGTGAAGGTTGTACAACTCCAACGCCAGTTGCTGTTGCTTCATACGAACCCTCAGTTGAGCAAACAGCGGCGGAGTTTTTTAGAGAAGATAGCGTTCGTCAAAAGTTACTTAGTAGCCCATTACAATTAACACGTGATCAAAAGCGTCAAGAAGTTGCACGTGGTTGTTCTTGGTTCACTTGTTCTTCTGACAATAAAGTTGTTATGCAAGCAAAGGAATGGGAAGGTAAAACAGCAAAGAACAACCGTAAAGAGTTACGGAACTTATTTGCTGATGGAAATATGCCACCAATTGATCCTATGAGAACACCATGGTGCGCTGCTTTTGCTAATGCTATTCTTTCTCGTTCAGGTTATGAAACAACTAATAGTTTGATGGCTCGTTCGTTCCTTAATTGGGGAAGTAAAACAAAAGATCCAAAAGAAGGCGACATCGTTGTACTTAAGCGTGGTCGTGGAACAACTTTTGGGCATGTTGGTTTCTTTCAGGGATATGAAATTATCGATGGTGTGACTTACGTAAAGGTTCTTGGTGGTAATACAGATCATGCTGTTCAAGTAGGGTATTATCCAGTAAGTAAAGTATTAGGATATAGAACTGTAGCTTAAACAAGGTGATAATATAATGGTAGGTAAAGAAGAGAAAATTGCCAATATTCCTTCACTTGATGATCATCATATTATGATGTTTTTTAAAGAGTTTGATTCAGCTTCAGTTGAAGAGGCTATTGAGTTTATTCTTGTTAGAAACTTAATGAAAAAAAATCAACCTAAGTTTATGAAAATGCTTATCAATTCTCCTGGTGGAGAAGTTTCTTCAGCTTTTGCATTGATTGATACTATCAAAGGTTCTCGTATTCCAGTATATACGTATGGATTAGGTGAGATCGCTTCATGTGGTTTGCTTACGTTCATTGCTGGTGAAAAGGGTCATCGTTATATTACTCGTAACACTGCTATCCTTTCTCATCAGTATAGCTGGGGTTCATGGGGTAAAGAGCATGAACTTCATGCTCGTGTTAAAGAGTATGATAATACTCAGGCTCGTTTGCTTGAGCATTATACAAAGTGTACTGGTATGACTGAGAAAGATGTCAAAAAATATCTTCTTCCTCCTGAAGATGTTTGGCTTACAGCAAAAGAAGCTGTAAAGTATGGCATCGCAGATGAAATAGTAGATTTTTACTAATGTGGCGACTTTGGGCAAAAGCTCTTGGTGAAAAGTTTGGTAATACAAACGAAGAAGCAGATAAGATTGCACTTATAAGAACAATTATTATCCTGTCCTATATAATAACAAATATGTTCATTGTAGCTGGTGTTATAAGGCACTGGAACGGATAATAAGTATGTTATGTTAAAAATAAAATACGAACACCTATATGGCTCTCAAGAAAAGCATGATTTGCAATTGACCAGAATGACTCTGGATCAAGAACATGTCAATGAAGAAGAAGCGTTAGAGTCGGGGTGGCTTATATCTAACGGTCAATGGTATCCTTGTAGAAGCGTTAGAATATGTGTTGATCAATATAAGAATAAACTCAAACCACCCAAAATTGATTATCGTTTCACAACATATAACATCGATCATATAAAACAAATTCATCAGCAATATAAAGCGTATAAAAATTTCGATGAAGATTATGATATTTTTCAGGATACAGAAAGAACTTTGTGGCTGATTGGATACGATAATAATGACCCCGTTATATTCACAAAGTTTATTAGGTACTGGGGCGGTTTAGAAAGTCAGTTTACTTGTTGGAATTATCATAAGCCGAAACTACAACTCGGTAAATATATTGTAGATACAGAAGTTTGGTACGCTAAAACTATGGGGTTGAATTACCTCTATATCGGTCAGGGTTATGAAAAAGGTAGCATATACAAAGCTGACTTTCCTGGATTTGAGTGGTGGACTGGGAATGAATGGTCTACTGATAAAGAAAAATACAAAGCACTATGTTTGCGTGATTCAACTATAAATACAATAGACGACATAGCTAAAGTGTTTCACGAATAATGCCCCATATCGGTAAACAACGAAATTTATATAAAGACAGCTCGAAGAAAGTTGAGGAGTTCATCAAAGATCCTCGCTTCATTGCGCGCATGGCTAAGTTAAATTCAACACCGATTGACCGTAGATATGACATTCCTTATCTTGGCGGATATTCAAAAGATGGTTCAAAGGTTTATTTCGATAGACATTTTGTTTCTAAATTTGATGGCGTTGATATTTCCAAATTCATAAAGGTTCATGAAGTGTCAGAAAAGGCACTGTTAGATCTTTTCCCCGATATGAACTATCAAAAAGCTCATCATATTGCCACGCACCTCGAAAGGCAAAAGGTAGAAGCTGCTGGTTTGAATTGGGATAAGTATTGTAAGTATCTTGAACCGTATATCAAAGAAGTTTCAAAAGAAAAGCTTCAAACGGTACCAAAAGATTTAGACTTGGAACCTTACAAAGACGAAAAAGATACCAAGCTCCTACAATCTTTGATGAAAAAAGAAAAATCACTCAAAGAATCTGTAATGAGGGTAATATAATGCTTGAAAAATACCACAAATCACGCTATAATGATAGGGTTGTTGTGGTTCATGAAGAGAACAAAACGATATATAAGTTATATCGCGATGGTAAATTGATTTACATAGGAGTGAAAGAAAATGGAAGTATTTCTAGAAGATTTAGTAATTATGGATATGATTCATCTGGGGTATGATTACACAGATCCTTTTGATATTCAGTCATATTGGGAGCTTCGTTTGTCATGATTGAACATGTAGAAATTTGGTCAAAGCCAGACTGTCCGTATTGCTCTCGTGCGAAGAGTGTTTTGCGTACTAATAATATTCAGTTTACAGAAAAAGTTTTAGATCGCGATTTTACTCGTGAACAACTTTTAGAAACATACCCTACCGCCAAATCTTTTCCTGTAATTGTCCTTGACGGATTTTATATTGGCGGTTATACTCAATTAGCTCAAAAGCTAAACGAAGAGAACAATGATTCTCGTCAACTTCTAAATGAATAGGTGAAATATGATGTATACACGTGAAAACCTGCTTAAGGATCTTAAGCAGTCAGTTGTAGAAGTTACCTTTATCAAGGTAAATGGAGATCGACGTATTATGCGTTGCAGTCTCGATCCTCGTTTCCTTCCTCCTATCACTGGTCAACAGCTTTCTCATATCGATGAGCAGCATGGTAAGGAAGAAAACAAAGATGTAATTGCTGTATGGGATCTTGGCGTGAATGGCTGGCGCTCTTTCCGCGTCGATTCAGTTCAGTATGTCCAGGAATTGGATGCATACTAATGAAAAAGCTTGTTATGGTTGACTGTATCTCACAGTTTCGTATTCGTTACTGTGTGGAGGTTGAAGATGATATCGATCATGCTCTTGACGAGATCATTTGCAATTATGCGGAGATGGATTTTGAAGAGTTCTCTCAGGAACACCTTCTTCCTAGTCCTATTTTTATCTCACACAGAGAGATAAGTAAAGAAGAATATCTTCGTATGTTTGACGAAGATAATGACTACCTTAAGAGCTGGACTGAAAAACAGAAGCTCAAATTCATCAACAAAATTGACTATAACAAACCCGACATTGTCGGCGGCTAATTAGGAGAGTGAAAATGAATGATGAAGTAACGTACTGGGGGTATCATCTTATTTTAGATGC